TGAGAGGGTCACAGGTGTGCCGTGGGCAGATCGCGCCTGCACATTTGAGGCTATGGACTGCTGGGGGCTGGTAGTTCTGTACTACCGGCATGTGCTGGGTATCGAGATTCACCACACTGAGGATTATGAATCAGGGCGTGATTTTATGACCTGTTTTGAGGAAGAGGTGATGTTCTGGGATGACACGGAGATTTTCCGGGATGGCGGCATATTCATTGCCTACTACGGCGCTCAGCCCGTTCATGTTGGCCTGACGGTTGACGGCATGGCTCTGCATAGCCGGGGCGAGTGCGGGCATGTCAGAGCCGACAGCATCCGCACGATTAAAAAACTTTTTACCAGAGTGGAGTTTAAAACGTATGCCGGTCATTCAGATTCAGCGCGTAGCGGGGCTACCTAAAGAGCGCGTCAATGTAGAGGCCGGGCACCTTTTCAGTGAGTGGCTGGAACAGCAGCAGCTTCACCGGGATGTACGGATAAACCGGAATGGGGTTGAGCTGGTAGACGATGATGAGATTGGTTTTGCACTGGAGGAAAACGACCAGATCATCATTTTTGATCAGCCCCGTTCAGGCAGTATTGCCAAAACACTTTTAAACCCCTTCGAACACTTCAACCCCATAAAACTCGTTAAAAAAGTTTTGACGGGTCTCATTAAACAACCGGGTGTTGGCAGTGTTGGTCAGACGAAAACCTCTTCCAATAATAGCCTCAAGGGGCAGACAAACCTGGCGCGCAACGGCGAGGCTAAACCCGACAATTTTGGGCTCATCCGGGCATTTCCAGACCTCATTCAGGAGTCTCTGTTTGAGTACTCGGACAACCTGAAATATCTGACTGAGTTTATGAATTTTGGTCTGGGCCGGTATACGGTCAGCTCCGTGCGTTTCTCAGAATCTAATCTGGGCTCGATGGCCGGGGCGTCATTTACCATCTACAACCCCGGCGACATCATCGGTACTATCCAGGAGGGCTATCAGTTTGATGATGTGGATGGTCAGGATGTGCCGGGTAAAAACGAATCTGACGATTTTCCGATTGAGTCTGCATCAGCCACCAGCGTGATCAGTGGTAACTATGCTGGTGGACAGATTCTGATGAAAATCGCCAAGGAGGCGACTTTTGATTATTTTATGGGGCTGGCTCTGCCCCATGCCGTGGAGTTTACGATCAACGCAACGTACCCCACAGCCAAGGGGAGCGTAACGCAGGATTTTACCCTCTCCGGTAATCTTATCTCTGCAGACGAGACGAGCGAGGGGCCAGAGAAGGAGCCGATCTATTATTATACTTTTGTGTTGAGTGAGATTGAGGGGTCTAATGTCTCATACATTTCAACGGCCACCATCAACACCTCCAAATTTGTTCTCAATGATAATCAGGCGCTCGTGATAGGACCGTTTTTCTCGCCGGTTGAATCATCGCAATTGTGGATTCATACACAGTCTGCGCTGGGTGGCAAATCAGAGACTAACTGGCAGCTGACGATCTGGAAAGTTGACTCTAACAACGCTCAGATTCCTGGCACATCTGAGACGTTCACCTACCGGCAGACCACCCCGCATCGATCCACTTCAGAGACATTTTACCGAACCGACAAAATTACACCCATAGGCGGTTATGGGCGATACTCGGTGAGTTTTCAGAGAACGGATAACAGCGGCGATAACAGCAGACTGAAGGTGGAGTCGATCCACGGCGTCAATATCCGTAATAACGTGAGCTATCCTAACGATACGCTGGTCAGGGTCACTGTGCGTCAGACAAAAAATGCCACCAGCGCCCGTGACCGGAAATATAACGCCCTGATTAATCGCCATGTGATCAGCTACAACATGACCACGCAGTCTGTTGATTACAGGTTACGGGCATCCCGTAAATTCTCAGATATCGCACTGCATAACTGGCTGGTGGTGGGCGAGCAGGCTGAGAGCTCTATTGATATTCATGGCCTCTACCTGATTCAGTCCGAGCTGGACGCTATTGATCCGCGCCTGTCATATTTTGACTACACGTTTGACGATGAGGATGTTTCCCTCGGTCAGAGGATTGAGACAATTTGCGATGCTGCCGGGGTCACTGTGTTCTGGGATGACTGGATATTGTCGTTCACCCTGGACAAGAGGCGGAGTACGCCAGCAACCGTGTTTAACCGTTCCAATACCACGGACGCGGGCTATTCGCTGAGTTATGAAATGACGCTGCCGGGTGGGTATGACGGCGTTGAGGTGCAGTACCGCAACCCAACTACCAACAAACAGGCGTTCATCCGCTATCGTGTGCGAAATGACCAGATTGAGCTTGGAGCACCAGCCAAGGCGAAAAAATTCGAGATGATGTATGTTCGCGATGATTTTCAGGCCGACTACCGCGCACAGAAAGAGTGTCGCCGCCTTATTTACTCGCGTATGAGCATGGGCATAACGGCGCTGGCGGATGGCGAGTGGTGCAACGTAGGGGATATGGTCCAGGTGCCAGACACCTACGATACAAACCATCAGGCGGGATATATCGTTCATCGCTCGGGTAACGATTTCGAAACGAATGAGCGGATCACATTCACAGGGTCAATCTTCGTCATGATTACCGACAGCATGGGAAATACAACCGCCCGCTATCCGGCTACACCGCGCAGTGATACTGATTATGGGTTTACTGCTGCCATCCCTGCTATCGACCTAAATATTTATGACGGGTATCAGGTGCAATCTCCATCGAGATATGTGATTGCCACTATTGAAGAGCTGGATGCCACACGCTGGATAATCACTGAGAAGCAGCCTGGCAGTGATGGCACTACCACCCTGAGCCTCGCAGAGTACAGCGACCTGATTTACCCCTGATTAATACACCCATTACCAAGCCAGCCTCACGCTGGCTTTTTTTATGGAATAAATATGGCTACCCAACCAACTAACAATCCAGTACCCAGCGAATCACCCCGCGACCTTAAATTTAACGCCGGTAAAATCGATGAGTTCGTTACGTCACCCTCGGGAGAATATACAGACCGTCTCGGTGGCAGGCATAAAACCGTAAGCGGAATGGAGGCGGATTTTGAGAACCAGCTCAGCAGCCAATCTGACCGGTTTAATACCCAGCTCAGCGGGCAGGAAAAACAGTTCACCGATCAGATCACCAGCCAATCCGATCAGTTTAATTATTTCATTCAAAACTCGGGCTATGAGGTGGTCGGCGACTATGAGAATGGTCCGCTCACAATCAATTCGTACAACCAGATTATTCGTTATCAGGGGGAGTTCTATAAACTCACTGGCGCAACAGAAATTCCCTGGACGACTACCGGCAATGATACCACCAGCTGGGCCATTGACTCTGCCCAGCTGGTGGGCGTTGCAGATGCTGCATTACGTCAGGAACTGGCCGGTAATGACGGGCTGAAACAGATAGGTCAATGTCCCGATATCATAACGCTCCGCTCAACAGAGCCCGAAATGGATGGGCAGCGAATCGTTGTTCGTGAATACACCATCGGCACGGGTCACGGCGGTGGCACGTTTGTCTATTGGAAAAAAGACACCACATCAGCAGACGATGGTGGCTACATTATCGTGACCAAGGGGGGCAAGCGCTGGAAGCGCGATTATGACCCCAAAGATCTGCATATCGAGCATTTTGGTGCAATACCGGATGGGAGAACAGATTGCATTAAAGCTATCAAAATGATGGACTCATGGAGCCAATCGCAGACCGATAACTGCAGCCTTATTGGTGTCCAGTTCCCTGGCGGCGATTTCGCTGTATCATCATGGGACACTAGTGACACATACCGCAGCCTGTTCAGGCTGGCCGGGGCTGGGTGTCAGTTTTATGGATACAATAACCCGACAAAGCTGATTCTTATCGGTGACGCAGGCTCGGTTGCATTTTCAGTGCAGTCCCGCCGCGTGGAAATCATTAACCTCGAAATTTATGCCCAATATGATATTGACGGCAAGGTCAGGCATTTTTTCAAAAATATCTGTCCTGCAGGGCAGTATATTCGCGTCTCAAATTTTAGAGCATCCTATGTTGGGGGGCGGACATTCCAGTTAATGGACACGCTGGATGCGAAATTTGACCAGTTTTATACGAGCTACACCTATGACAATATTTTCAGGGTTCTGGCCTCTGGAACAACGTCGGGCGGCTGGAATCACTCAACAGCAGTAGAGTTAACAAACTTCAACATCCAGCATCATCTGTGTGAGGAAAGCCAGCAGGGGGCGTTATTCATACCCAACTGCGGTCAGTCTCTGATATGGAATGGCTGGATTGAACATTGCACATATCCGGGCAATCTCACCCTGGGGCAATGGAATATTCATTCGCTCTCGATGGAGACTAATACTAACCCACTTTATATGTCACAGAGTCGTTTCATGAATTACCTATTCAGTAATCCTACTGGAAAGGGGATTGATGTTGACACACAAATGACAGTCGCCTACGACACCGGGGAATATACTTCCCGCTCAGTATCCACCTATGAAAAGGGTTATGGAGAATGGAATACTCACGGCCTATATTTAAACTCCCCGATTCGTTACGACTTCAACGCAACGCAGAAATATGTTTCTAATATAACCGCTGCACCCATTTGGGTATATGTGGGACATTTTTTTCTGCCTACGTTGGCGCAAACGATGAATCTCAGAGTCATCGGCAGGGCAGGTTATAGCTCAGCGTCAACGCACGCAGGGATAGATGGCAGTGCGATCATTTCAATTCAGAACAGGAGTACGGCAAGCTCAACCGTATCATGGCATGCGCCCCGCAACGGGGGCATCCTTGATGTCGTCTATACACAGCCCTATGAGCGTGACACTCACATTTACGTGAAAATTCCGGCCTATTCTCGTGTTGGTTTCTTTGCAGAAACAAATGGCCTTTTGCGAAAGGATACTGGTACGCCCACTTACATACAGTGGGATATGTCAATAGTAGCGGATATCTCCACACTGACTACACAGGATGCTGTATCAACATGCAGTCTGGGTACTACAAGCGCTGGCATAATCGCTGATGGCGAAAACAATCTGCTCTATCTCTATTCAGCTGCTGATACGGTCGGCGAGCTTGATGTGCTCAAGCTGGGCGTAAATGACAAGATAAAGAGCTTACCTCTAATGTCAGGAGGTGCATGGAAACTTCCTGTCTATTACTTCGAAGATCTTCCTGCGGCGGGCAATAACTGGTGGTCGATTTGTATATGCAGAGCGTTTATCTGCGCAGATAACGTCGTTTATAAAACACAGGTCGTACACAGTGACGGAACTTACTGGCGACCACAGCAAAATCCATCAACTTATATCATAGGGTCTGCATAAATGAGTATTACCGTACAACAGCAGGTACAGACGACCACGAGTTATGACAATTTTGGCGTGAGCGTTGAAGGGCTGCTGGCCACTACAGATGTGACTTACACAATCGAAAGAATTGATAATTTTGACGGTAATTTAGCTACCGGCGTTTTCAGGGTCCAAATAGGTGAAACTTACTCAACCGAAAGATTTCGCTTCATGTTTAAGTACAGTGGGCAGGGCAACCCGTTGGAACAGGCTGAAAGCGCGCTTCAGGCATGGTTTGATTCACAGGCAGAGAACGCGGTAGTTGATTAAGAGCATGTCTGGTACTGAATAAGGTGGGTGGCGGGATAGCAATACCTGCAAGATGGTTGTTTAAAGTCAATAAGTTCATATGCTTACAGCAATCGATCTGTATAACCGATCAATATTTGAAAATTGATCGGTACAACCAGTTAGGACCGCCGTAAAACTGAGTATATTTTGTTCATGGTTAGAGGGAGCTTAATAGATGAATAGGAGAACAACGTGGACGTTAATATCATTTGGATGCGTGATAGCGTGGATAATAATAATATTTTTTGTATTAAATATTTATAAAAAATATTGGTTTTACTTTTGAAGTGCCAACACCAGCCCGGCTAATGCCGGGTTTTTTGTGTTTAAAATAATTTTTATGGAATGCGTCTCGCATACCTGAGCCACTGTCCTGTATTTTCAGGCCGACGTATTTAAAATTAAGCCTATCACACATCAGGAGGCACTATGGAACAGGAATTCGAGGCGCAGGCCTATGACGCGGTATGCAGGGCAATGGGTGAGGCTGTCTGGCAACTGGTTGCTGGTGGGGAGCCAGTGAGACCTGATAACATTGCCAGCAGAATTCTGGCTCTTTCAGAGCGCCGTGATGATCTGGTGGCCAGCATTGCATTGTCGGTGCTTTTACAGGCCTAAAAAGGCGATGGCTCAGGCAATACAAATCCAATCTTGAAAGCAATCAGTGTCCGCTTTGCGTTAGAAGCGGACGTAGCTTACAACAGTTTGTGTGGAGCAACTGGGGGCAGTTCAGTACGCTTCAAACCAGATACATAAATACTATTATATGTTTTCTTCAGTCTAGGTGGAGAACGACATACTAACTTTATCATAAAGCGATATAGCATATTATTTTTTCAGGTCAGCAGATTCAAGCTTTATGGATATCAAAGGTAATGGGAGGAAATAAAAAACTATTGCATGAATCCCCTAAAGTTATGATTTTTCTTGCCGATAATGTTTTTATTTGAATGGTGCATGCAAGTGAGTAATCTTTTTGTTAGATTAACAATGGCCCTCATTATGACACTCAGCCTGTCCGGTTGTGGTACTTTGCTGGGAAGTAAGTTTTACGATGTCGACATCCATCCTAAAACATATAATGATACCCATCATAAATTCACAGAATATACTAACACCGTTTTACTGTCTGAAAATATTGATGGTAGTCATAATTTTATTACAAATGGTGGTACCGTATTTCTTCTGGTTGCTGGTACAGGGAATATTACTAAAGAAAACATAAATCAGAGGCTCAAGCCTTTTTATGACTTTCTGACCTGGGCTAAGCTGGAAGGCACTGAAAGCGAAAATAAACGTATTTTTTACAATATGCAAAAAGAAATGAAGCAGCGTCATATAGAGTTTCGTTACTTTTCTGACGGCACACCAGCGTTTGTTGATACCAATGACGGGAAAACAGATTTTGAGAAGGCTATTTTCCAGAATATTTCATATTATTATACGACGCAGCAAATCGCTAAGCTTGTTTTAATCGCAACTAGTGTAACTTACCAGCGTGAGTCCGGGGAAGTTATAAAATGATACTCAATTATAAAAACAATCAGATGCCAGTTTAGTTAATTGCCATTAAATCTTAGAAATTCCAGTCTAAGTAGACTTATACAGCGTTATTACCAGCCTTAACAGGTAGGATGACCGTGCAGCAGATTGCCGATGAAATTGCTGTTGCAATATCTGCTTGCCGGGAGAAAATCCGATAGCTCAGCCACGTTACACTCTCGGATTGGCATTCGTGAAACTATGTTAATCAGTCCTGTCGCGTGATCGCTCTCAGCTTTCGTTCATTTCTTGCAAAGCTGGTATGACGTCCGCTTTGTGCCAGAAGCAGACGTTTGAATATATAAAACCATCGTTTTTTATCTGTAAATATTAGTTAAACGAAAATTGAATGAATAGATAGTGGTTTGCAATGTTTTTTTGGTAAGCAATTCATTTAATTCATAGAAATAGATTAATATTAAAATCAGTTTTAATAGTATTTATGTGGTGGAGATGATAGAGTCGGCGCGACGTGTTTTTCATACTTATCTTAAATATTGAGAATGAACAGGCCATGATAACTTACAAACAGGACGTCAAAGAAAAAAGCCGTGTTGAAATATGGACAAAAGCAATCAAGAAACTGACTATTGATAGAGATAATCAGCGCATATTGAAACCCAACTATATCAGAAGACTATGGGATTATGCATTTGATGAAATTCTTGCAAACAAAGAGCCAGACGAAAGCATTATTGATTCATGGACCATTTTTTCGAATAGTATGTATGAATCAAAACAGCCACAACAATTAAAGATTGCTTATTTTTGTGGCCCTGAACCAGAAAATGATTTAGAAGTAATGATTAGCCTTGGTGTTCAGATTTCAAACGTATGGGCTATTGAGTCGGATAAAAGAATGTATTCTGCTGCACTCTTGAGCGCTCGAGATAAATTCCCAACACTAAAGATATTCAATGGTAATATTTCTGACCTCGTAAAAATAACATCCTTTAAGTTCGACATCATTTACCTTGACTTTACAGCACCTTTATTCAGCAAGGAATCTAAGCCGATACTTACCCTAAACGCTATATTTGACAGCAACTCATTCAGTGACTTAGGTATTCTTGTTGTAAATAGTGCATTGCCTGATAAAACAGAAGAAAATATTGAATTTTTGTCTTCATACTTTAAAAGCCATGCTTTTCTTGAAAAATCCCTTTTTTCAGGTAAAAGTAAAGACTCTTACTTTGTAGAAGGTGCCGATTTTCATGGATATGGCGACGATGATGAAGAATACAGTGAACCCTTTAAACGTTTAATTGAATCAAATTTTGAGTTTGCTTACAGTGCCTTTTCAACCAACTATCCAACCATAGCTGCAAGCTATATTTCCCCCATGTTGAGAGTTGGAGGTAACGCAGCCTTAAAGCGAATGTTCCTGAAAATGGATGATAAAGAAATTAATTTTGCTCTTGAAAAAATGGTCACAATATCAGACTGCGAAATCTCAGATGATAATGCAAATGCCGCAGACATTTTTTCTGGTGGAGAAGTGTTCGAAAATCACGAGGAATTTCCAATATGGAATTTTATGTTGCGCCTTAAGGATTCGAAAACCGAGCTAGGTAAATATTGGTATCAACAATTTTCGAATAACAAACCTTCATATTTATATAGCATTCAATTATATGACTTACTCCGCAATGCTCAAAACTACTATCAAAATACCCTATCTAAAGATGTATCTGAGTCAATAAATGAGATAATTTCATCTTTACCGGATAAGCGTGGCGGTGTTTTTTGTGATGTTCCCTTGCCGCATCTTTGGATTGAACTTGCCCTAAACCATCTGGGCAATGCATATCATGCAAATACGGATGCTCACTGGAGAGCTAAGTATAGAGCTAAAAGTAGATGCATGTATCTTGACCTGTTTGTCTTTGATAACTGCCGAGCTCTTTATGACTGGCTTCCCATGATAAATTTATATGGCAAGGATATGGCAACGATTGAAAGACAAATTATTGTGAGAGGTTGCATGGATGCTATAACTAAGCAAAATCATTATTCATCGTTCTTTAGCTACTATGGAGCCAATTTAATTGGCGTTGGTACAAAAAGATGGTCAGATTTTGGTAAGCTCGATGAGCGACATGACCTAAACGTTGAATAATTTTCGCTTAGCGAAGTTTAGTAGTCCGCTTTTCGCTCATAACGGACATTAGCCTGCAGTCAGTCCGCTGTGTGCCAAGAGCGGAAGTTGTTTTAGCTATTCATCTAAATCAAGGGGTGTTAGGTCAGCAACACGGTAAAATTGAGTGCCCACGCGCTTATATACAAATCAGCGCTATAATTGAGTACTTGGGGTCACGCTATAAATGACTCATGTGAATATTAAACTCGAGACATTTTTACTCTTGGGCCTGTTGAATTCCTTTTCACAGTTGCTCTAACGCCAGTTCGAGGATTTTCCTTCAGATAAATCGTGTTGAGTAAGTATTCATCCGAGAGGCCGGAGAATTTTTGCGCAAAATGACGAACCAGACTGTCGCTTGCAGTTGTCAGGATTAGCTTCATATTCGGCATTGAGGTCACTACAAGCCTGAAAATGTCTAGTATAGCTACTCGAATGAGATAATCTAAATGAGCAATTGGCTCATTTAAAAGAAAGCTGCCGCCTGTATTTTTAGCTCTTGCAAGATAAACCGATAGTGCTAGATTAACCGTGGCTATTCACATACAGGTGAACTTATTGAATTGGTAGAACAATCGATAAATCACATATCTCTATGCCTGTATTATTTTACCCGCCCATTACTGAGGATTCCTCAGCGCCTTAGCGAGTTAGTCTTTACGGTCGTCAGGTTCTATCGTATGTAGATTCTGGCCCTCAGACTGTTGAAGTAGTGTTTTCCGTCCCTTTCTTTCTACCCATAAGCAAAGCTTCTTGCTCAAGGCCGCTAAACAAATCAGCAGGAGCACCCCAGCCAGGCCAACGAACATACCGAAATGTTCCATCACGTTTTTTGGGGTGAACACATGGAGCATCAGTGAAAGGGTTATGGTGATAAACGTCACTGCACGGGCCGGGGTCAGAAACTCTTTACTTCTTTCAAGCGCACCCGAGGTATCTGCTATGTAAACTATGAGTCCTAAAGTTAAGCAACTGTAATCGATCTTCTCAATGGTTTCTGTAGTCATATGGCCATTGAAGTTAAAAAGGATCAGAGCTAAAAATATGCAGAACGTAGCTAAAGCACTAATGAAATAGAATATTTTCGTCATTTTCTTTTCCATCGATCGTATCCTCTGTGATCTAATATTCTGTTTTGTCACACATATCAAGCTGCAGTTCGGGTAGCCTTCAGACTTCTCGCCTTGATTGAACACGCCAAAGAATGCATTGCGCCATCGTTTCTACAGAATTATCTGGGAAAGTCCGAAGCCAAGCGAAAAGCATGCCACAAATCCGCTCCTCGCTCTTAGCGGACCTGAGCAGCATTGTAAAAAAGTCCCGGCGACGGGGCAGGTACAGACCGCGCCCATCTCTGCAGGCTGCGGGGTGGGTAATTTGAGATTAGTCATCTGTAACCGAACCCGCCAGCCTAAAAATCCAGCATCCTCAAAAGCTTTACAATTGTTACCCCTGTTTCGGCTTGATCGAATCCACCGATAGATATTACTGTGGATCCATACAGCATTTAGCAAGGGTACTCGCCATGCCGCGTGACTACGAAATCATGATTGCTTTCCGGCAGGCAATAAAACGGGATGCTGCCGGGCGCTACACTATCAGCACACTGGACTTTATCAGAGAACTTGGCCTCATGAACTGGCATTACACGTTGCGGGCGGCAAATAAATGGATCGAAATGCATACTACGGCGTTCCGTGATATCTCGACCACTGACGGTGAAGAGCGCCTGTTTCAGGTGTATAACCCGAATGGTGTTATGTGATGTTTGCCCTAGTCGATGTTAATTCGTTCTATGCAAGTTGCGAAACAGTATTTAGGCCCGATCTGCGGGGAAAGCCGGTAGTCGTGCTTAGCAACAATGACGGATGCGTCATTGCCCGTTCTGCAGAGTCTAAAACGCTCGGAATCCCGATGGGAGCACTGTACTTCAAGCTGAAGAACGAGTTTCGCCGACACAGGGTGCAGGTTTTCAGCAGTAACTATGCCCTTTATGCCGATATGAGTAACCGGGCGATGACGACGCTGGAGCAGATGGCACCCAGCGTGGAAGTCTACTCTATTGATGAAGCATTCCTGGACCTGAGCGGCGTACGTAACTGTATGGTGCTGGAAAACTTCGGCAGGGAGGTGCGTGAAACGGTTAAACGTAATACGCATCTGACCGTTGGCGTGGGGATAGCGCAGACCAAGACGCTTGCCAAACTGGCCAACCATGCCGCAAAAAATGGAGGAAGACAGGTGGCGTCGTTGACCTGTCGAATATCGAACGCCAGCGAAAGCTCATGGCGCTCGTGCCGGTTGAGGATGTCTGGGGTGTTGGTCGACGCATCAGTAATAAGCTCAATGCGATGGGAATCCTGACCGCCAAAGACCTGTCAGAGCAAAGCACCTACACCATACGAAAACACTTCAATGTCGTGCTGGAACGAACCGTGAGGGAGTTACGCGGCGAGCCATGCCTGCAACTAGAAGAGTTCGCGCCCACCAAACAGCAGATCGTTTGCTCCCGCTCATTCGGTTCCAGAATTACGCAGTACGACGATATGCGCGAAGCCATATGCACCTTCGCAGCGCGAGCCGCAGGTAAACTACGCGGAGAGCGTCAGTATTGCACTCAGATAGCAGTCTTCGTCAGGACCAGTCCGCATGCGGCGGATGAAGCCTTCTACGGCAATCAGTCTAGCGGCAAGGTGCTTACGCCAACCAATGACACGCGCGATATCATCCGGGTAGCCATTGAGGCGCTTGATCGCATCTGGGTCGATGGACACCGATACATGAAGGCAGGTGTAATGCTGGGTGACTTTTACAGCCAGGGTATATCGCATCAACCTATTTGATGAGAACAAACCACAGGCCAACAGCGAGGCGCTTATGCGCGTGATGGACGGCATAAACATGAGTGGGAAGGGTAATCTGTGGTTCGCAGGTCAGGGCGTTCAGAATACATGGGCGATGAAGCGCGAGATGCTTTCACCGGCATACACTACAAGAGCAACCGACCTGCCAGTAGTGTTCTGATTGGTGCTGGCGATGCGAGACTCTAGCAAACCAATTTTCTAAGGTGAACTAAACTTTAGTTTACAAGCTGCATTGGGTTAACAACCAAACATAATGTGTACATAAATTGTGCTAAAAAATGATTTTTTTAGCTAGTTTTAATTATCTTATTAATAAGTAACATAGTTATTCGTAACTTTTAAGATCTATCTAAGTAAGTGCTGGTGGTTATCAACGTACTAAAATTTACTTGCAGGAATCAGATGCACAACTTGCCTAACTTGTTTAAAATAAGGATCTACCCTAAAAAATTCATTAAAACAAGGGCTTATGGTGCTTATTCGACAAATCTTGGTAGTGATCATATTATGCCCTCTATCAGTGCTTACTTAAGTTCGGGTAGTGCCAGAAACCGATGGTTTGAAAGAAACATGCTAAGGAAGGAAAAATGACTATTACTAGAGATGTAATGGAACAAATGGAAGTTCTGGCTGAGTCTATTGCAGAAACCATTGAAAACTATAAAAACAATTCTTTTTGCGAAGAAAATGATAAACATCATGTGTTAAGATGGGTTTCCCAATTTGATGAAATTGATCGCTTATTTGTTTTAGAGCAAACAGATCTTCTTTTAGCAAAACAGTATTTTACTGAAGATGATTTTAAAGAAATTTTAGATGAAGCCATAAAGGAAACAGATAAGAAAATACTGCGTGACTATTCATTTTTGGATATACAAGGTGACGGTGATAGCCAAAGCGACATGTTGAAAATCCTTAATGATAGCTGTTTAGCTAATTATGGATTCCCAATAAATGTTAATGATTACACTAAAAATGAATTCGTTTATCAGGATGATGTTGTGTTTACTGGTGATAGAGTTTTTCGAGACTTGAAAGAATGGATTATAAATTCAGCACCTCAAAAATGCTCATTACTTATTGCTGCAATTCATACTCATTCCTCAGCCGAATATTCTATTCAAACTAATTTAAAAAAAATAATATCCGATTCCAATAAAAGCATTGATCTGACCTTGGATTACTTCGGAAAATGTTATGAAAATAGATTTAAAATGAGAAATAGGTCTGATGTATTTTGGCCTAAAAAGGGAAATGTTAAAATTCTAGACGATTTAGATCCCAGTTTATTTATTAGTACCGCTCCAAGGGGGGAGGAACCTGGACGCACGGGGTTTATCAAGAGTTATGTTTTTAGGAATGAAAATGACAGGGATAGATATGAAAAGATTCTATGTGAAAAGGGATTTCATATAAGATCTCTCTCTGTTAACCCTAAGGATTCATTGAAACCGCTTGGTTATAAAACATATAAGGGACTTGGTTTTGGTGGGACTATATTTACTTATAGAAATTGTCCTAACAATACTCCACTTGTCTTCTGGTGGGGGAATCCAAATATGGATAGTTGGAACCCATTAAGTAGATGGTATCCATTGATGATGAGAAAACCGTACAAAGATGTCTGAATTAAGAGAGTATAATCAACATGACTCTGTGGTTTTTAGGAAAACTACAGAAAGATGGGGCGGCTTATCTAATATGGCTAGGGGTTACCCTATTGTTGTCAATGGTATAAAAATTCAGTCAAGTGAAACTTTGTACCAAGCTATGAGATTTACTGAACATCCAGAAATACAGGAAGAAATACTTTCCCAGAATAATCCCATGTATGGAAAAAGAATTTCTAGAAAACACAACTTATTAACTCGTAAATGCTGGGATGAAGAGCGAGTGGCAATTATGAAATGGGCTGTTTGTGTCAAACTTTGCCAAAACTGGGAGAACTTCTCTACTCTTCTACTCTCTACAGGAGAAAAACCTATTGTTGAGTATTCTGATAAAGATCAATTTTGGGGGGCTAAAAGTATTGGAAATCATACATATTCCGGAATGAACGTTCTTGGTCGTATTCTTATGCTTTTGCGCGATAGATGTGAGCATCGAGGTCAGCAAGCTTTTAAAGTAATACCTCCACCAAATCTAACTGACTTTTATATCTTAGGAGAGCCTGTTGATAATGTCAGGGGACCTGATAGCAAGGAAGAACAGATTCTCCTTCTTTGATTGGGCCTTATAAAAGAGACAATTTATGTTAAGCCAGTCAGCCAAGGTTACTTTCAATAATAGGAGTTTTTTTAAAGTTGCTATGTACGGGTTAAAAATAAATTAGAGGCTGACAGAGATAATCCTTTAGCACACCATAAATTGTTAGGCGATTTTTTTATTAAAATAGTACATGAAAATGACAGTATCAATTTTTTTAGCTAGCTAGGATTAAATTAATTGTTCAAAATGTTTGGATAAATTATAGGAATTATAACAGTTGCATATTTTTCTAATAGGTGTAGATGCTTTAATTATTAGGTTTACTTGACCAATTTTATACAGCAAATTCAAAGCGTTGACAAAATTACTCTTTGTTCAACTTATCAAAAATATCGTTATTAAGTTTTTGAATTTCAAGAAAATTGACAACAAAATAGATAGATGAGTAAATCATCAACAAACAGAAAAAAATTGAAAAACTAAAAGTAATTTCAATAGGAGTTTTGATGTGCAGATCGTGTTTTTTATCAGCAACATATTGATTTATAATGAAATACACAGACAGTAGACAAAAATGTAGTAAGAACGAATTACGTATGTTTTGGATATTTGAACGTAGTTCTCTAAGGTAGTCTTTGTTCTTAACACCACTAGGATTGAAGGTTACAATCAATCCGATACCTACAGAAAACATGATCCCGGCTATGGTAAAAATTGTTGACGAGAAAAAGCTGTCCGGGCGGAGATCCCAGACAGAGCTAGCAAATGTCGTAATCACAAGGATTAAGAGGCTACTTTGAGCGATTTTTCTCATCTGATAATTCTACCAGAAATGCACTCATTTGTTTGAGTAATTGTTGCTCAACAATTTTACCACTGGATGTGGTTTCGATTGAAACGCGCTTAGTTTTAAGCAAATCTTTACCTTTGATCTCGGTTTTGTTGTCAGTACGTTTGAAAGAAATATTCTCTAAATCGCTAACAGGCTTTAAGTAAGCGCCTAAAACTCTTTTATACTCTTCTTCAGACATCTTCCGCGGCTTTTTGAACTTAATGACAAGTTCAGCAGAAATCATTTGACTTAAGGTTATGTCATCTAATGTCTTTGTATCAGATAGTGATTTTCGGATTATGTCTAATACTTGCTGGCCTAGATGCACTTTTTTCTGGGACTCAGTCGATAGTGTAGTAGAAAGGTTAGTGCTATCGGCTAACCTTGGGACCTCGTTTGAAATCGCAAGGGGTTCAGGATCTTTGACAATAATTCCCTTAAGATCACTTAATCGTGTCTTATCTTTAGGCGAAATCATCGGCGTAAGCTCAAAAAGCTCATTTCCAATAAACCAGCCAAGATAAGCTTGGAGACGCACGATTGTTTTGTTTAGAGGTAAGTTAGTTACGACAAAATCATCATTTAAAGAGAAATAGTAATGCCCTTTACAAATAGCTGATGTATCGATATGGGCTGTCGCGATGTCTTCCATCGTGAAAGTTTCTTTTTCAAATAATGTATCTGTTACATGTTGAATGTCATTTTCAGTGCTAATACGGAGCATGGTGCAAAAAATGCTATTAGAGATATCTGAATTTTTATAATATGAGATCAGGTCTTTCTCTTTGTTAGGATCGTCTTTATTAAGCTGCATGCATCGGTCTTTAGCAATTTTGACGGATTCTAATTTTTTTAAAAGCAAGGATTTTGCATCACTCGATGACTTCGAAATACTGACATTTTTGATCTCGAAAGCCCTTAGAGTAACATCCTTTGGCTTAGGTGAGGGCTTAACATCCTTGATTTCATTAACCATCATTAGTGACCTAGTAAAAGAATTAGATTCCGCACCCCAGAAGATGCAGGTTGATTAGAAAGATTTATGTAATCTTTCGGAGCAATCCTATCGAACCAATCCTTTTGGAGCAATCACTTTACAAAACCCTAGTGGATGAACAGCCCTAAAATTGAGCATTTTTTTCATAATATGAGTACCTAGCCACTTTTAAGTCATTGATAATTATTAGGCTACCTTGCGTACAATATTATGAAAAATTCCTTTACCAAATTGATGTTTAAGGATAAAACGCCTGATTTAAAATCCCTCGGCTGTAAGGCTGTGCGGGTTCAAGTCCCGCCCCGGGCACCATATTTCTGCCGAAGAAAATCTAATAAAATAAAAGCAATATGCAGTAATGTCGTAACCGCCC